CTCAGTCCAACCGGTCGGCCAGGCGCCGCCCGCTGCCAGCGTATCCGCCGGAAGCGTCAGGCCCACCGCGCTATACAACACCCTGCAAGGGGTTACGATCAAATCTGATACTGCCATTTTTTTACTCCTTCTCTCTTACTAGAAAACTCTGTGATCTCTGTGCAACTTCCTGTTGCCGCTCTGTGGTTTGCTCTTACGGATTAGATAGCCTGAACGCGCCGATCGTCACCGTGGTCACCGGATTACAGGTGACTTTGATGGCGCCGTTGCTCTGATTGGACAGGCCGGTGAACGGCCCGATGAACTTCTTGTCCAACCCCGCGCCATCGCCGGTTGCCGCCACCGTCACTGTCAGGTCGGCCAAAGCCTGCCCATCGACCGTGGCGGGAGTTGCCACCGTCACCGTGGTCGGAACCGCGCTGCCGTTGATCACGTACAGGAAAGTTTTGCCGTCGTTCGGCACGTAATCGCCGTCCGTGACGGTCGGCGTGGTCATATTCTTCGTGGCCACGATCCCGGCGCGGATGATATCGTAAACTACCAAAGTCCCAGTTGTCATATCTCACCTCTCCTATGGATTGGATAGCCTGAACGCTCCTAGTGTTACATCGGTAACCGCGCTGCATACTACCCAGAAATAGCCGTCCGCTTGGTTGAAAGTGCCGGTGAACGGCCCGATCTTTTTCTTCACGCCCGCCGCCACCGCCACCACCAGGTCAGCGACTGCGAAACCGTCCATACTGCCCGGACAGTCGACCGTCACGTTGATCGGCGCGCCGGAGCCGTTGTTGACCTCGATAAAGGTCTTGCCATCGTTCAGAACTTTATTGCCATGCGTGGCGGTCGGCGTGGTTGGCAGCGTCGTTGTGACGATGCCCGCCCGCACGATCTCTGTTACTGCCAATACAACCGAGCTTGCATAAGCCATCTAAGCCTCCTTACTCTTTCCCTTTGATTTTTCGACCGGAGCGGGCGCTTGATCATTCCGATCTTTGTCCGCGTCCAGCCATTCAACATATTCACCGAAAGCCTTCAGCACATCCGGGCGGCGCTTCCCGGCTTTTTCGTTCGCCTGCGCCTTCATCGCCTGCTCGTGCGTGAAATGTCCGGCCTTCAAAAACTCCAGCGTCTGCTTACCGTTCATAAATCGAAACTCATCTTTCATCCTTCACCTCACAAATTCTGCATCGCCAGCGTGAAAAACGCCAGCATATACGGCCAGTTACTGCCCGGCTCGTTCATCAGAACCGGCAATGTGCCCTCTTCCATGCGTATCCAGGCGCAGCCGCGCGCCTGCGTATCGTTCAGCGCATCGTACAGCGCTCGCCCGGCCAGACGCGCTTCCTTTTCGGTTCCGGCATAACAGCGGAACTGCACGCTCGGCCAGAACATCTGGCTCGAATACACCTGCCCGCCGCCGCGCACCATTGCCAGCAGCGCCGGACCGTCGGCTACCTTGTATCCGGCTGGCAGCGACCTGGCGATGTAGATGCGCTCGCCGAAGATCGCCGTGATCTCTGTCTGCTTGCCCAACAGTTCCCGCAGCTTTGCATCGATGTCGATCATTTTGCGCCTGGCCCTTCGTTTGGCAGCACTTCCCGGTAAATCTGCTCCGCCTCGCCGCGGAATTGTTCCTCCGTTACTGCCTTTTGCGCCGCCGGGTATAGAAACGGTATTCTAACCTCGTTATAAATGGCATAGTTAGCGCCCACCACCACGCCCGCCGAAGCATCTCCTGGCAGGCTCGGCTCTGGAGCCATGTCGTCGCTGTGATCCACGTGTCGTCCGTCCTTGCCGGTTGTGCGCTGCTCCGCCTCAGCTTTTGCGTCCGCATAGCCGCTGCCATCCTTCCAGATCGGGTAGACGCTGTTTATTAAAAATCCCGTGTCGATCTGGTCATTAGAGCGGATGTTGAGCTGCGTGCCCTCCACGATCCGGTAGGCCAGCATTTTCAATACCTCATCGGTCGCCTTATCCACCGTCACCTTGACATGATCGATATAAAACTTCACTTCAACGTCTGATTCACTCATGCGTCGCCAGCCTCACTCGGATCGTTAGCCCGCTCGGCCCTCGCCGTGGAGGCTGCCCGGCATCGTAAACCAGCGGCTCATCCAACAGCTCGCCGAAGCGATGCGTGATGCGCACCCGGTCTAAGTTGGTGATATCGCAGTCAATCGGCAGCCGCAAAACCGCCTCGCCTGCCTCCACCTGCGTCTCATCGCCGCCGCCCGCGGGTGCGTTATATTCCGGTCGTGGATCCATATCCAGTCCACATACGCTGATCTCCTCGACCCATTCCTTGACCGGCATGCCGTATTCGTCGACCCGGTCGGTGATGAATAGCCTAACGAGTTGGCAGGTGTCCATCATCGCTTCTTCCTGCGTGCCTTGCATCCGGATCAGCTCATCGCTGGTAAAGGCTCTCATTGGATTACCGCCTCCAATGGCGCAACCTGAACCGAGTTGCCCCATTCCTCCGAATGCGCCACCTGCGCCAGTTGTCCGAACTCGAATTGCCCTTGCTGCCAGGCCTCAAAGCGTTGATCGCCCATCATGCCACGCTGCATTTCTTCGCTCTGATTGGCAAACCAGTCCGCCCCGCTCTGCGCTGATAACGGCGTCAAGCCTTTGACGATCGGTTGGCGATAGCATCTTCCATTTGGGTGATCGTCCAATTCTTCCTCCAACCCGTATTCAGTGCCATCCATCGCCAGGCAAGCCATGCAGGTCCCTTCCTGCAAAGCGCAGCGCCAAATCCAGCCTTCAACAACGCCGCTTTCTCGCATCTGCTGCGTAGCCGCCGACCGGTAAGCCCGGATCTGTTCCGTTCGTGCAATTGTGAGCGAACGTTGCAAGTTGCCGCTCATATCACGCGCCATCTGCCGCGCCGTCTCGCGTGGGTTGATCCCTTGCGCCGTGGCTTTGATAAGTGTGCCAGTCAAACGGTCAATCGCGTCCGGGTAAGCCGCCATAAGCAGCTCATGGAGTGGCGTACCGTTGCCCGCGAAACCGATCATGGTATTGATTGCCTCGACTGGCAGTAGATTGAAGCGCGCCACGACTTGACCCGCCTCCAGGTAGCTTTCCCGGATCAATGCCTGCGATTGTTTCACGCCCAGCTTCGCCATTTCCGCCTGCCGTGCCGCGATCTCCGCCGCCGCCCATTTCTGGTACTTCAGCGTCTCAGCCTGCGCCTGGCCCAACAGCTCGCGGTAGCGATCCAACTGGTACAGCTTCGACCGGCTGATAGTTTGGTTGTTTGCGCGCAAATCAGCCACTTCCCGCGCCAACAGTTCCATTTGCGCCTGCAGGCGTCGCTCAACGTCCAGCCAGGCGTTCGCCATGTCCGCCATTTGCGCGCCCTCTTCTGCCTCCATCTGCTGGCGGAAGAGCTCGATCAAATGCTGGACGCGTCCTGGCTGCGGGTTAGTCGTCGTCACTGTGTTCGCCTATCTCCTCGTAGCCCTGCATGAGCGGATCAGGTCGCTGCGTGATCGTCTTCATGCCGCGCCTGCTGCGATAATACCTGCTCTGCGCCATCGCCTGCTGGTAGACCTGGCTGCGGCTGTAGTTCCCGCCATCCGCATTGAAATCGAAATCCGCCGCCGGTGTGGCTGCCTTCTCGGACCATACATCCGCCGCCGCCGCGTTCAGGTCGTAAGTTGGTATCCAGTCTGGGTTTTCGATCAATGACGGCGGGTAGGTGTAGCCGTCTATAGTCGGATACTCGCCACGTGCATCCTCGACCGGATAGAGGGCGATGAATGCTGCCAGCGCCACGTCCGTGTAGGTGGTCGTGGTCGGTTCGGCGGTCATTCGCCTGAGCCTGGGTATCAACAATGCAATTGCAGCCGTGACGCTGCCACTGGTCGCAATCGTTCCTGTTCCGCTGCCTGATTCGGTCATGACACCACCTTTGGAGTTCTCATTCTACGAAACGTCCTCCTGATCCGGGTTCGTGAAGTCAAACCCGCTCTTTTTGCGCCAGAAATAAAACGTGCCTGGATCAAGATAAAACGTAACATCTCCGAAGTCGTCCGTGAAACCAGATCCGACGATATTATCTCCGCCGTCGTCCGTTGTAACCCACACAAACGTCTGAGCGATTGGAAGTCCACCAACCGCATTTGTAACCGTATAGACAAATTCAACCGCGCCGCTTCCAC